AATACCACCTTCGAACGAAACAGAGATAGGAATTTTTGATTTTTCTTTGACATAGCGAGATTTCTCCACATTAATAATAAAGTTATAACCAGTAATTTCAGTGCCATCTTTTTCTTGTTGGCGACCGAGAATGAAAATGTTGTCTGCTGAATAATATGAACCTGTACCACCACCAACAATATCTTTCGGAAACATACCAATTTCTTTGTAAGTGTGATTCACTACAACCATTGGAATATCTTTCAGTGTAAGGTGGGGAGTGACCATGCGAAACAAACTTTTAACTTGTTTCGCTCTGCTCATATCAGCAACAGACTTTTGGTCCAGTGCATCTTCAACTTCTTTCTTTGAAGCAAGATTACCAATCGAATCGACGATAATCATCACACGTTCACCCCGTTCAATTGTTTCCAATTGTTTCATGATATCAAACTTTAATTGTTCAATATCGGTAATGGGTGTGTGAAGGACTCGTTCAGTATTGATGCTGAATGTATTAAAGTAAGACTGAGGAGTACCAAACTCAGAGTCATAAAACAATAGAACAGAATCTTCATATTTCTCCATGTACGATTTAGCCATTAAAAGACTAAATGCTGATTTAAAATGTTTAGAAGGACCAGCCCACATAGTTAAACCTGGAGTAAGACCGCCATCCAGTCTTCCGCTCAATGCTACATTTACCATAGGGATTCCCGTAGGAATCATATCTTTCTCATTAAAGAATTTCGATTTTGAAAGAATCGATGCATCTTTAATTGTAGAATTCTTTTTGATTTTATCCAATAAACTCATAATATTTCCTTAGAAAAAGCTATCTAATGAATTTGTTTTTTCTGCCGACCAACCGATACAATCTAGAATAATTTTGATTGGCTCAAGAAACGACTTCTCAAATTGTAAATCATAATCAACATAATTGTCAAGACCAAACTCTGGAGGCAATCTATTGGGATACGAAATAACTGTATCATCAATAGGATTAGGCTTCTTTAGATATGTGAATTTTAATTTCTCACCTTCTTGAATAAGAGGATATTTTTTAGAAAGACCTTTCTTATTCAACATATGATTATAAAGAAGAGCACCTTTTACATGAATCGGAGTTCCTTTAGTATATATGGACTGTCTGTCTGAATATTTGTCTAGACCATTGACTGAACGAGGAAAAGATATCTCTTCAGGAGGCAATTTATCGAATTCTTTTTTGAAGTTCTCAATAAATTTCTGAACAGAATCTTCGTTTGATGTTACTGTCAACTTAATTACTTCTTTCATCCTCTCACGAATAGCAGAGGGTGTAGAAGATTTGACCATCTCTAGACCCATGACTTTCATTTGAGGTTCTTTGTATTGAACGCCCTCATTATTATAAACATTCAGAATATAACGCTTCTTTGCAGTCCAGATACCTTTATCGGAAAGACCTTCACGTTTCATTTGCATTTTTTGAGCGTATGCATGAGCATAGTCAGCAAGTTCAGAGTAACTCTTATCAATAAACGGTTGAAATTTATCCTCACAGACACGATCCATGAAGGAGACAATTTTCTCAGTCTCTTTCTTTTCAGAAAAAACTTTGTTAACAAGTTCACCAAGGCGCAAATAAATCGAGTCTGTATCCGAAGCAATGACATAATCGACACCATCAGTTTTCAAAAGTGAGTTCATATATTGATTTAGTCGATTCTCAATCCAACGAATTGACAACTGCCCAGCCATTGTAACTGCAAGTGCTTGCCTCAAATCGAAGAAACGGAAATATTGTGAACCCATCGCACCATAAGCGGAGTTCAGAGAAACTTTTTTAGCAAGTTGCAGATTATCATAACGAGCGATACGCTTTTTGATTTCTACTTTCTTACCTGCATCTTTCTCATTTTCATATTCTTGTTTTGCTTGAAGCATCATCTTCTTAAACTTCTTGCGATCTTCATACATATCTTCAAGCATCTTTGGCAAGAAACCTTGTTTGTCTGTACGGAAGAATTGCCCATTGGGTGTCAAAGTAACACCACTCAAAGAATCTGTATTGATTTCTTTGTTCAGAAGTTTTTCAACAGTAACACCACGACTAATGATATCAAACATCTCCTGATCATAATCTTTAGGATCAATCAAAGTCTCTGGTGAGATGTTGTATTGCATCATCAAGTGTGGGTACAGACTATTCAAATCGAACGATGCAACCCAATTGTGCATACCGATTTGAGGTTCTTTAACATATGCACCTTCGAAACGTTCATCTTTTTCACTGATTTCTCTGGGTGGTACTACAATACCCTTTTCAATTAGGTTATTATAAATCAGAGCATCCCACATTCTTGTCTGAGCAAAAATGTCATCATAGTTCGATTTCGTATCATATGCGAGAGTCAGACCCAATTCGATAAGTTTTAGTTTATCTTCAAGTTTCTCAATTAGTTCAACGTCTTTAATATTATACTCGATGAATTTTTGATAGTTCAATCGATACAACTGGTGAAGATTATCATACTCATCATACGACAATTTACTTTCACCAAGTTCAACGTTTGCAATATTGTCCAAACGATAATTCTCCTGTGACTTACCACCAGGAGCGTACCATTTGTATAGTTCAATGTAATCGAGAGAACTCACACCTAGAATTTCATATGCTGTTAACTCTCGCCCTTTGATATTGGTATTTCTTTCGTTGACCATATTCCAAGGTGAAAGCTTCTTCATTTCATCTTCACCAAGAAGTTTAGTGAAGCGATTGATGAGATATGGAATATCGAAGAACTTTGTATTCCAGCCTGTGATTACATCAGGATAATCTTCTACCCAATCTTTGAGAAAGCTTTTACATAGGGTCCATTCATCAGCACATTTAATATAGGATACATTACTTTGTTGATTATGAAATTCTTGGCAGCCATAGACTTTCATTTCTCCATTGAGTTTTTTGATTGAGATTGCTGTAATTGGCTCATTTGCTTTGTATGGGTCAGGAAAGCCATTTTCCGAACCGACTTCGATGTCGATAACTGCAATGTTAATTTTCGACTGATCCCATTCGACCATTCCTTTGAATTCATCAGCAATAAAGGCGTATTCATATCTTGTATTCCCATAAATTTTAAAATTGTCAACTTCATCATATCGTTTGATAAAATCTCTACATTCTCGAATAGAATCAAATTTGACTTCTTCGAGAGGTTGATCATGAAGAGTTTTCCAAAGATTATTTTTCTTTGTATCTGCAAGCAAAAACATTCTGGGCGTGTAAGCCACTTTAAGTCTTACACGCCGACCGTTGTCAACACCTCGATACAGAATGTGATTGCCTACACAAAGAACATTTGTGTAAAATTTATTCATCAAAACTTGGGAATAGCCGATGCGATTTGAATACCAGAACCGAACATCTTATTATACTCGTTTGTTAGTTCGGTAACGGGCGTATTAATGGTCAAAATATCTTGACTGTAGAATGTGATACCAGTGTCAAACTCTTCACTGTATTCCAAAAATGGAATGAATCCCATTGCAGGACCATCTTTAGTGGGTTGAACAATAACTTGCACTGGTTTCTTAATGATGACATTATCACCTTTAGGTGTTAGGTCACCAATAAGAGTTTGATTGGTTTTGAATGTGATGAGTTTGATAGTCATGCTGGCACCTTTTCACTCTCATCAAAAACTGCTAGTGTGAGCCAGCGTTTAGGAAAAAGAAGCTCCCTAGATTCAAAATCCCTAGGATCAAAATTAGGGTCATTAACTAGACCAATTAGCTCAATCTGATTATCGTATTCCCTACGATAAAAAGCATACCGTTGAGCGGGAATGAGTTTGTATTTCTTAACAAGATACTCAGCAGCTTTAACAATATTATCCAATTTGAATATTACTCCATTGTTTTAGTTTATCAAACTTAGCACTTTTAGCAATCAAGACTTTGTTTTGTGAAACAATTTGTCTATCAATCAACAGTTCAATCATAGCTAGGAGATCACCAACCTCTTCTTCTAAATGCTCACGATTCGTTTTCGGCTTACCTGGTTTGTAATTGTCGATACCGAATCGCTCACATTTACTGACAGCTTGAATCACTTCCGCACACTCTTCTTGAACAATCAAAAGAAGTTCTTTGATATCGCTCATTTTAATTGATTTTAATGAAGTTGTCAAGTTGAGGTGGTTGCCAACCCTCAGGTTTCATAACTTTACCTGCTTCGTTTTTGACAACTTTGCCTGTTTGAACATCGATTTTAGCAAGGTTGCTTCTTGCTACTTCGTTCCATGCACCGTAGACATCAAAACCTTTCATCTTGCAATAACCGAGAATAACCCAAATCATATCCATACATGCATCGAGTTGTTCAACATCATCTTGTTTTTTCAGACCATCTTGAAATTCCCAAAACTCTTCTTTGATGAGATTTCGGTAAAGACTAATATTTTCAGGAGATGTTTTTTGATCACAAGCTTCGATAAACGTATGAACATCCGCATAAAAATCAGTTTCAATTTTTTTCAATATAATTACTCCATCTTTTTCAGAAATATCAAGTTTGGTTCCCTCAAACCATTTCATCTCTTCACAGAGTTCATCTGGCAATTGTAGAATAGCAGAACCATCATCAAGAAGTTCAACGACTTCTCCTGTGTAAGTTTTAGCTTTCAATTGATACTCTCTTCCATTCATCATTCACTTTAACCCAAAGACGATTATCTTTACCAACAGACATCTCAACTTTATTTTCATATTCTACATTAGAAAACACACTGTATGGGCTGCCTTCTAGAGTAGAAGGTTCTTTCTTTTTAGGATTTCCTTGCAACATTAGTGTCGTTGGTGTTTCTGGTGCAAGGTGTGAAATGTCTTGCTTAGGCTGTTCTGGTGCAGGAACATATTTTGTTTCTTGATAGTGTT